TTTGCGTTTTGCGCTAGTACGTGAGCCATGATTAAAAACCTTTGTATCTAAGATTGACTTGAGTCATTAAGACGCCGTTATCGCTGACCTTCCCCACGTCGAAGGGTTGATCCTCTTCAATTTCGACGAGGGGAAGACCAGCCATTTTCACTCCCTGGAGCGAATTGCAGATCTCTTCGACCAGTTGCAAAAATTCGCCGGTCTTTGTTTCGTTCTGCGCGTTGGTACCATCGGCAGTGGTGCGTACCACCAAGCCGACCGTATATGTTTTGAGATACACACCGCCGCGAGATTGCTCTACCCGTTCAATCGGTCCTGCGTAGAGAGTCACATCGTAACCAGTCAAAACATCCCGCTCAAAGATTGGTACAAGCTTCTTCGCTGGTGTGAATGCTTGGCTGTACGTGGCTGCATCGATAAAGGCAACCACCGAATTTACTAGTGTTTCCCGTACTCCAGGCATGTGGCTAAATCTCTCGTGTGTGTATCCTGATCAGCTGCTCGGATTGGTCCGTGTATCGCCACTGAGCCTCCACGCCGACCGCAAGAATCGCGAAGGTCTTTGAGCCTTCGGTGATGCGATCGCCTTTGAGCGGCAAAGTTTGGACACCACCGAGCACCAAGGCTGAGGTGAGGACTAGATAGTCCCTGCTCTTGACCTGTTCGATAATCATCCCGTCTTGTGAGAGATCGTGATTAGATCGACCAGGTACAGCCTTGGTGATAGCCACCGACTGGGAAGCCGATGGTCTGCTGTAGGTGATGTCTACGCCCATGATAGCCTGCTGGGTTTTATAACCATACAGGCCAGCTGCCGCGAATGGAGTGCTACTCATTAGGTCAACAGAGCCTCGGTGGAGTTAATCCGATCGGTCACGATGATCGGAACGCCGAACGATTCCGTGGGGAATGGTGCTGGTGATCCGGTCGGATTCGTCGCAGTCCTGGAGCGCTGTAGCTGCCCGAGGCTTCGACGGTTGCAGGCGATGTAGGTCGGGCCGCGAGACGCTGGGAATCGCTCGATGGCTTGGCTGATCAGAGCGTCGGTGAGTCCCTTGCCGCTGTCAGCGGTCAAGTTAGCGATCCGAACCGCGCTATACGTGGTTCCGATCTTCAATCCTGCCCATCCATGGATCGAATGAGCCAAAGCCCAGAACCGACCTTGGACCGATCCAGCACGCTCGACTCGTTGTCGCTCTCCGATCGTGATAACGCCTTGATTGCCCCACAACATCTGGAGATCTTCTTCGCCGGTGCGAATCAACCAGCAGGAGGACCCAGTCGCAGCCGTGGTACCACCAGCATTAACCACCTGAGCATCAGCCAGTCCGTCTAGGTTGGTTTGGTTAGCCAAGCCCGAGAAGCCTGCTGCCAGGTTTCCGGTGCCGTAGAAGATCTGCTCTTCGCACTCGGCCAAAGCTTGGCGAAGGTGGGCCATGGCTTCGATGGCCATCACATGATCCACGCCGCGCTCATCGACCAAGGCAGCAGCCTCATCAATCCCGAAACTTGCGTCAAGGAACTTGAGGGTGTTGGTGACTTGCGAGTAAGTACCCTTGGTATTCTCCACCCCATCGTTGATGTCGCGGAAGCCTACCGATGGATTCGCGGTCTTCTTCGTGTAAACGAACGTATTCGAGCGGCATTGACGAGCCGCGAGGACTGCGAGAAGTGGTGCTTCGTCGAGGACATCGCTGAGCATTAGCTCCATGTCAAGCTTGTTGAAAGTCACCACGTTAGCTGATGTCATGTATGCATCGGCCATAATTTACTCCCTTGATAAATTGGATTTGTAAAACTGTGATTGTGTCTCTGTCGTGTGTCTCGTTGGTTGCCGACTAGTTGCTAAGAGCTGCTGCCCACTTGGCTGACTTGTCGTCGGCCCCTTGGGACTTGAGCTGCTCAGCCTTTGCTACTGCTGCTTTTTTGCTATCGCTCAGCTCGATCCGAGGCTCGGAGGAAAGCGCGGTCTCTTCGCCGTTACTTGTCTTGATGGCTGCTTCCAAACGGTTCTCCAGGTCTTTGATCTGCGAGAGCAGATTCACGTTTTGCTCTTGGGTCTCCTTCGCAAAAATTGCGAAGCAGTCGCCAATGGATCGGCCTTCGAGGTACCACATAGCACCACGCTCACCGAACGCCTCGATATAAGGCTTGGCACCGTCCAACGAGAGGCCAGCAGGAGCAGCCACAGGGGCTGGAGCCGGTTGGGTCTGTTGGCCAGCTTGATTGCCTGCTAGCACTTCACTCATAATGTCTTTCCCATAATGCTTGGAAAGGAAGGAGCACAATCGTTCTACAACTTCGCGTGGCTCCCGATCCGCGAAGTGAGTTTCTACGATCCATGTGGCCAGTGATGGCAATCCCTGAGGCGATGCCATGTCGAATAGACCGCCGCGAGTTGCAGCTGGTTCATCGACGAAGTCCACCGCGCGAAGTCCATCGAGTCTCAAAGGTAGCGTTTTTCCCTCTGGCGCTTCGGTATACATCACGCCAGCCAGGCTGGTAGCAGCTGAGACGCCGAACGATTCTGGATCCTCTTCTGCGAGATCCATCACGTATGTACCGAGATCACCGCTCGGTGTGTCGAAGGAGGATTCAGCTAGCTGGAGATCAGCATAGGCCGAATCGCCCTCGATGCGAAAGTTGGTCCATCGTCCGAGGTACTTGCCAAAGCCATCATCGGACATGCTTGGATGAGTGAACCGGGCTTTCGTTCCTTTGTTCGGTTGGTTGCCGTACTCCACGACCTGAGCCAAGGTATCTGCATCAACCTCCCATGGTCGCGAGTCGTTGACTCGGCCCATCTGCATTACCTTGACGCCGTTGATCCGCTTTGCTGCTCGGTCAACGCCAGACTTTGGAGCACCTCGAACCGGTGATGTTTTGAATAGGTTGTTAAGCATTGCGCGTTTCTCCTTGGTCTGCTGTGTCTTCTTGATCTGCTTCGGATTCTCCGGAGTCTTCGGATTCATCTTCCTGGTCTGCTGGCTCCATCGTGTCTTCGTTGACTGGTGGCTCTTCTGGTGGTGGTGCTTGCTGTGCTCCAGGGGATGCCGTTGTAAGGGTGGACATACCCATGGACACCAAGAACTCATCCTCTTCGTGGATCTTTCGGACTACGTCTTTCCAATCGTCCCCGTATCGCTCGCGACGAATCTCGGACCGGCTGCGCAGCTTGTTCGCGATTGCGAGAACATCGCCAGCAACTTCGTCTTTCGGATTCCACCAAGGCATACCGCTCGGGATCCAGTCCCAGTTAATGTCCTCGATTCGGTATCCAGCAGGTAGGGTCAAAGCACCTTCGGCGATCCATTGCAGGATCTTCCATACTGTGATCCGGTCTAGCAACTCGCGAAGGTCTTCCCGCTTCGACTTGCAGCTCTGCAAGTACATGATCAAAGCCGACCGAGAGCCGAAAAAGTTTGTATAGGCTTCATCGTAAAACGACCAAGGTATATCCATCGACTTCAATGCCGACTGTAGACACATGGTCAAAAACGATTGAAATTCGGTCGAAGGGTGTTTCGATTCCAGGAATTCCATTTTGTCCCCTGGATCCAGTTCCACCTTGACCGGACCGCGACCAAGATCTATTCGGTATTCACCGCCCGATTCTTCCTCATCGTCGCTGTCGGCCATCTCGCGAGTGATCGCGAGCGCGAAAAGCTGCGTGATCTTCGCCTTGGCTCGTGCGTAATCCTTGACCTCCAAAACGTCCTGAAACTCGGAGATAGCAGCTACTAATGGAGACACCCCGCGAAACTGGTCGAAGGAGTCCCAGTACGCAAGCTGCATGATGTTCTTGGCCGTGACTTCCCGCTCGTACTCATACCGACCGTCAGTCATTCGGCGATAAATGCCAGCGCCCATCATTCGGCCACCATCGGCCAAGTGGATACCATGGACCCAGGTTGCCTTGCCATCCCTGGTCGGTGGATCCTGGACTCGATCACCTTCGATGGCTTGCAGTTTGCCTTGGACCTTGACCAAGAAGACATCACCATCCAGGACGCGACGAGCCTCAGCAAGTCGAATCATCCGCCGCAAGGAATGCCTGTTGGCTACGTCGCAATTGATGGACCTGGAGTACCAAGTCATCAACCGCTCAAGCTGCTCGTTGAATGCTGGGTCTTCGGTGCTGGCTTGGAACGTGAACGTGGAAACGAAGTCCAAGTGCTTGCGAACCGCCCAGCCAGCC